GATCCTTAATGTTGCCTACCATAGCGTAGCCTTGAAAGCCTGTAGCCATGATCACAGTGCCTTTGCCATATGGGTCCATCCACAAGAAAGGAGAGATTTGCATTAGGTCATATTCAGTCATGACAAACGAATCTAATTCGCTCTTCTCTGGCGACTGGAAGACATGCCCACAGATAGGACATTCATTGACCCTTGCATGAACTTCAGACTCACATTCTGGACAAATCTTTGTTGGGGCTTCACCCTCCTCCAACTTTTCTCGACCATCCAAGTTTGCTGCGTCATCAATACTGCCATGCGTAATAACGCTGGTTCCGAAGTCCATGACGATGCAATCAGTCTTTAGGATGTCGGAATAAATCTCTGGGTCAATGATTCGTAAACCACGACCAATCATCTGAACCATTGTGCTTTTCTGGGAGCAAGGTCTGGTTAAAATCACACACGCTACTGGAGGAGCGTCAAATCCTTCTGTAAGCACCGCTACGTTCACAACAACCTGCAAGTCACCAAACTCCAGATCATGCAGCATTTGTGCTCTTAAAGCCTTGTCAGTCTCTCCTGTAACGAAATCAGCGTCTACGCCATCAGCAATGAAAGCATTGCAGAGATGTTCGGCATGTTTGACTGTTGAGCAGAATACTACTGTTTTACGATCACCAGCCTTCTCGCGCCATTCCCGAACAATTCTATCGTTAATGACTTGTCGATCCATAATGGCGGCGACTTCTTCCATGTCGTATTCTTTGCCGCGTTTGGTTACATTCTCCAGTTGGCTGTTGACGCCAAGGTCAATAACAAATGTTTTTGGTCGAACGAGGAAGCCTTCGTTAATCAGGCTTGAGATTTCAATCTGGTGAGAGCAGTTGTTAAATACTCCGCGCAATCCTTTGCCATCGCCACGGTTAGGCGTAGCGGTAAAGCCTACGATTTCTGCGTGCTCATTGTCTTCCAGTACAGCGTCGATCACCCTTCGGTATGTGGGAGCCGCTGCATGGTGGCCTTCATCAATCACCACCATGTCAAACTTAGGACGATCACGAAGGTTACGTTCGCGGGAAATTGTTTGCACCATTGAGAAGACGGCTTCGCCATCCCAATGCTTTACTGTGCCATTGACGATGCTTGTGGTTAAAAGAGGATTAACCTTCTCAAACTTCTGCTTGTTTTGATTTACAAGCTCATCACGGTGTTGCACAATCAAAACCTTCTTACCCTCTTTGTGGCGCTTGCCTACGAGCGCGGAGAGCATGATTGTTTTGCCTGCCCCTGTAGGAGCTACAACGAGTGTGTTCTTATGCTTATCTAACGCTTTACACGCGTCAGAAACAGCTACCTTTTGGTAAGGACGTAATATCATAATAAACCTATTTGCTAGAATAGTTGGGGGGTTAGCGGCCACGGCCCCCCTATCCGTGTTCTAGCAGGCGCGGAATGGCCCTGCCGCTAGATTACTTGTTTGCCCATGAAGGAACCGCGCCAGAACTTTGCGGAGCCTGCGTCATAGCTTGCGCTTGGACACCTTGGGCAGCGATTGGTGTTTGCTGCATAGGAGCCTGACCTTGGGCAATATACTCACTGTTATTCGGAGTCAGCGCAGCCATTAACTGGTTGCTATCCGCATATCCGTTCGTACCTTTCTTAACGCCAATCTTAGCGCAAATCTCCATTGCGTTCAAGTCAAACATGCCAGAGATGTTACGGTTCTGCTGTGCCTCTGGAGACATATCAGCAGGGTCGATAGCGCGTGAGCTTTCAACAATTGACTTCAGTGTGCGCAAACCAATTTCCTTGGCAAGCGGCATACCGCTATCGCCCATTTTGTCACCATCAACAAAGACGCTGTGCCAAAACTTGCGACGATCAAACTGACCACCAATGATAGTGAACTCTAGGTTTGCCCACTTTGCAGAAGTGCTCATAGATTTCTTGAACCAAGAACCCTGACCAAACTCCGGTAATTCCATTTCGCCTTGCTGCACAACAATTATAGCGCGAACAACAGTACCTTTTGGAATGAGAGAAAATTCTTGAGCTGGATTTTGGTCTTGTGGAACATTATTTAAATTAAGCATTATGATTCCCCTTCGCTAGAAGTTTGAGTTGTTGGATTAACAAAGACTAATTCTTTGTCAGTTTTGTTTGAGCCACTGCTCATTTTTTCAATTAACTTTCCTAAGTGTGGCTCTTCTAGTGTGTCTAATCTGCCAGAACGGTCTTTAGCTGGATAGCCCCATTCGTTCAGAGGTTGACATACAAAGGCACGATACTGACCGTGATCCCCTGTTAACACTGACATTGTGATTACCTCGTCAACAATTCCGGGCAATTCACGGCCAGTTTTACTTCCCTCAATCTGAAGGGAGTATTGCTTGCGTCCGTACTCGTCAGTAACTTCGTCAAGAATTCCAACAAAGATTACGTTCTTAGAACGGATGTGTTGAATGTGGGTTAGCCATGACATCATCTCACGACCATGCAAACCATACGCCGCACGAGTGTCTAGCTTACCAGAGCGATCAGAGCGTACTTCTGGCTGTTGTAAGCACCACTGAAAGCACAAACGCCCTGCTACGGTAATCGAGTCCACAAATAGTGTATCGTACTTCTGCCATACCTCTGAGCCATCGCCATAGATTGAAGCTACATAATTGTAATGTGACTCGCTGTATGGCTGATCTTCAGCCAAGGATGGATTTGCTCCGCCTAAGAAGCAAGCGAGGTCACGGCAATCTGCCCATGTACGAGGGCGAACGACATCAATAGGATGTCCTTCGATAGCCGCGTCACCAGCTTCTAAATCCATAAACAAAGTTGTTGCTGAGTTTAAAGTGCGAGCCAGTGTGGTTTTACCCACACCGCTTGCGCCACAGACTACAATCTTGTGGCCTTTTTTTTCGGCCATACGCTGGTCTGCTGTGATAATTTGCAAAGCCATTATTCCACCTCCTCTACTGTAACTCTGCCTACCTCTACGGTACGGCACCCTTCAAGCTCATCTTTGATTGCAGGAGGAGCGGCTGTGAATTTGCGTTCCTCTACAGCGAACGTCAGCTTGCCATAGTGTTGGGCATTCTCTGGCGACATGTTGTTAAGAGTGTCACGCAGCCCGTCTTGATCCCATGTGACCTTCTTGCCCACAGTGACTTTTAGACGTTGGTTTCCCTCAGTGATTTGGGCAGTACCAAAGTCTTTACCTTGCGAGCGCAGCACGTCTTTTGCCACTGGTAGAAATGTATCAGATAGTTGTTCTTCAACGTCTTTTAGTTCAATACGCATCCCATTGATAACGTGCTTGAGTTCTTCTCGACGTTCGAATAGCTCACGACTGTTCATGTCGATTCCTTTCCGCTAAAATTACTAGAACCCTACCTATCCCATAGAGAGTGGGACATGTCAATAGCTTTTTTTAGATAAAAATATTTCTATGCCCAGACAAGCCTTCATGAGCTTTTTTTTCAGCTTGAACTCAGGCGTCTCAACGCCCTTGGCGTCTTCAATAATTGTTTCCCAATCACCGTTGGCATTTTCTTTCTCATAGCGGAAGTCAGCAATATAGGCGCATATCTTCTGATCGTTTACCAGTAGGTTGAACCTGACCTGTAGTTCAAGATTGCGCACCCTACCCGCACGCTCAAGGCTCTTTATATATAAATATCGTTCTGATTCCCACTTGGAGTCGAACTTAATTCCTTGCACAGTTACTTTCTTGTTTCCGTACTTGGGTCTTGACCCACGCCGCTTGGGATTATATACAGTAGGAAAAGTCATTTATGGGAAGGAAACTCCATGCCAAACCCCGGAAAATATAAATCCGTAGGTGTTTCGATTGAAGCGTATGATAAGCTGGTCTTTGTTGCAGAGCACGAAGATCGTGCTATCGGGCGACAGCTTGCACGCATGATTGATGAAACATACGAGGATATTCAAGTGCGTGTCAACGCCAAGCCTAATTACCGTCCTCCTGTTGGAATAGGCGGCTTGGCGTCAGTCATCGAAGATTAAAGAAGTTCAGCGTTACCTAAACCGCCCAGTAGTGTTGCTGCCACTGCTGGGTTTTCGCGTGCGCGTCTTCTAAGCTCACTCTGCACGTTTCTTTGCAACATTTGAATTGGACCCATAGGTTC